CATATCAGTTTATTCGTCTCTACTGTCTTCATTTATACCATCAACAACGACCTATTCCTGACTTGGATTCAACCTTTATATCCTATTGTATGATGGTGATGGGAGAACGAGATGCTCGTGGTCGTCAACCTCTGCAAACGGGAGTTGTGAAAGAACTTAATCATTTTTATGAGACAGAGTTTCAACCTATTTTTAACCATACCAAGTTCGATTTGAAACTGTTAACCTACCCGTTATCATACATTCAACAAACCATGGAAACATGCTTGACTGTTAACGTCAAAGAACATTTTTGTAAACGTCTTCTTCGTTTCATTAACATCTTTGCGGACAAGTTTTATGATGAGACGGTTAGAAGTGAAGTAGAACATACGGAAGAATACACTAGGTCGAAAAGAGAAACCATCTGGAAACTAAAAAAGGCAATGATGGAAAATAAACCTGAAGATGTTCCTCCTTGTCTACTCAATTGGTATAAAGAATATCGTCCCCATCTATATCCTCAAAATATTACCAAGACCATTCCTTATGATTGCCAAGTTCAACCTTTTCAGTATATTGTCCATTCCATCTACATGAACCAGTGCTACGAATCATTCAATGCCTCAATTCGTTCTAAGTTGATGGATGCTTCTCCCACAGAAGCAAAAGAGTTAAATGGTCAAATCATTAAATTGTTTCAACCTTTATCCTTACGTAGTTCATGTATACCTAAGTATATCACTCTGGATACTGCTACTCTCATTAACTTGTATGCAGAGAAAGGAACCAAAGGCAATCTACTCAAGAAGGTATCTGAAAACCAAGAACAAGTATGGTTAACCCATTTCAAGATGAATAAGAAAATCTTTACGTCCAAGGACTATGTATTTAACTATACGTTACAAACGGATGGCGTAGGAGTATCTTTGTTGTTCAAGCATAAAACTTTAGTAGATAAAAAATATGGTTCCAAGGTCAAGGAAGTAGACAACAGTATACCCTACATCGATGACTGCTCACCAGAACAATTGGAAGTCCTAAAAACAAAGAAAATCATTACTGCCGATCCAGGCAAGTTGTACCTTTTGTATATGATGGACGATGAAGGGAATGAATTGAAGTATTCATGTAAACAGCGGGATACAGAGAGTTTAGCAAAACGTAATCGTCGTATCAAATTATCCAATAAAAAACGAAGTGTCTTGAATCATCAACTCAATGAGAGTTGTCCTGACATTATTGCTTTGGAAACCGAACTAAGTTCCTATCTATCTAACACAGTAAATATCCAGTTGTTCAAGGATTATATCAAGAAAAAACACGAAATTAACTTGAAAGTAAAGTCCTATTATGAAGCGGAACTTAATCGCAAAATCAACTGGCGAACCAAGGTCTATCGTCAAAAGAGTGAAGATAAGTTCCTTCATCGTATCCAAAACCAGTTTGGAAACAAGGAAGATATCGTAGTATTTATAGGTGATTGGAGTGCCAAACAGGGTTCTTGTATCAAAGGTGCTTCCACTATGGGAGTAGGATTAAAACGATTGGTAAAAAAGCGGTATACAACACTATTACTAGACGAGTATAACACAAGTAAAAAGTGCTGTCATTGTTGGAAGGACATTAGTAATATCACCATAGATGGAAGTAAAAAGTTCCGTTTATTGGGATGTAAGCACTGTAGAAACGATAAGGAAGAACACATTGGTAGTCCCGAAGACGAACCTAAATCAATGTTTCAATCGTATCGTTTCTTTACACGAGACAAGAACAGTTGTATCAATATGTTAGGAATCGTAAAGCACATGATTTATAACAAAAATAAACGACCATCGGAATTTAACCGAGGTTAATACATTACTATCCTTTACCCTTTCGAGGGTAATCAAAAGGTAGTATATCAGTTGATTTTACTGACTTCAATGTCAACCAATGGATAAAATGAACTCTTTAATGAGGTCATTTAAATTTTTTAATGCTTAAAATCGGCGTTTTAAATGTCCAAAGGTGTAAACTAGTAAAACATTCGTAGCCCACGCAAATTGGTCTAATATATTTATAATATATTTTTATTATAAATAAGGTAGGGTGTTAAAAACGTTGTTTCAACTTTTTATAAATCTAGTATGTTCCGTCAATAGACGGAGGCTTGTAAAAAATTCTTCCATTTTTCAGCTTCGCCATTTGTATTATTCTTAATGTTAAAGTGTGCACTACTAATGATCTGATTTTGTATATTAGTAGATTGTTTGAATAACTCATCAATCTCCATATAAAATTCGCTATCTTTTGGAAACGGTACAAACCTACAAGAATCACATAATGTCGGATGATCACCATTTTGCTTTGAACACACTTTACAATTTGGTGTTTTTCGTAACGCGCACAGATGTTCACCTGCATTACAACATTTTTTGACGATTTGTAAGTCTCGTCGTTGTACAGACCACTTTTCTCTTTCTTTTGACCATTTGGCGTGATGATCTTTAATGAGTTGGCGAATGATTTTGTTGTACAATGTATCATACCCATCAATTTCAACAAACTCGTCCCAATAGGATACAATTTGCTTACGTGCATTGTCAACAGTTAACAATAATGGATCTAATGGAAATTTTTCTTTAATGGCACGTCGTAATTGGGTGAGTTTAAACAATGTATTTTCTTCGCTATCATTCTTATCAATAGCTTGTAATTGTGTAGAGATATACTCCACCAGTTTATCACGTTTTATTTTTAATTCATATTTTTCTTGATCTTTAAATGCCTTATTAAACATTGTATCGACAGCTTTTAGTAATTTTTCTTTATATGTTTTTTTGATAGTAATGTTACTCTTGTCAGGAATACTATTAAATGTTTCGTTTTTAGCACGTTCGTTATAGTCACGCAATATTTCAAATTTTTTAGAAAAATCTAAAGGAAGAGGTAGTGAGTCTAACTCACGATGAACACTTGCAATGATTTCTTGATATTGTTTTTCAATCAGATTGCTGATTAATCTCATTTTACGAGTTTTTTGAAGTGTCAACATGTCTTCATAACATTGTTCTGATATCTTTGTAATACAATCAATACCAACTTTAAAGATTACTCCAGATGGAATATGCTCTATAAAACATAAATTTTGTAAATTGCATTGACCACATAAACACTTGTGACTTTCGAGTTTGTTTGATTTCCCATCCAACTCTTTTTGACGACCTAAAATATATTCAACTGCTTTCCACTGATCTTCAATCCATTCACCTACAAATGATTTGATAATATATACAAATTCACAGTCTTTGGTTAGTTTGGAAATGTTATCTTTTTTATAACGTTCGATGAAATCATAATTAATTTCTTCACGAGTTGTATTTATTCGTAAAATATGTTGAATATCAGGATGCTGAGCGTTTAAAAGATTTTGATTTTTTAGACTCATTTTATTCACTTACTTTTTCTTATTTTCTCACTTTATAAATCTACTTTATAAATCCACTTTATAATCAATTTTACAAGCCGTGTAAAAACAAAACTTAAACAATAAACAATATATAAATTAAAAATGAAACATAAAAAAAACAAAAAAATGAATTTAAACGCTAAACCAAATATGGATCAACCAACAAGTAACATGAGTAACCCAACAAACGTAGAGACAGAAAGTCAAGTATTTTGGAAAGAATATTTGCAACGACGTTTTATTAAATCCATGATGTTAACATACTGTCTAACGAATGAGTCTATCACGAACTAGTCTCTCATGTCAGACATTGAAAAATTTATGATGATAAATTCATGATAAATTAATTTTTATTAAGCATTTTTATTAAGCTGCACTAATGTAATCTTTAAATGATAACTGATTTGAAGTAATTAAATGTTCCAACAAATCTAACAAACACGTAAATAACATACTATTTTTTGGAAAAGGTAAAGGATTATTTGCATTAAATCGCGGATCTACAATATCATCATCTAATGTATAGTTCTCATCAAGTAATTTTTTTTCTTCATCACTTAATGGTAAATCTGGCATAATAAACCCTTGCCCTACATTAGGTATAAAATAACCATAACCTTTCACATGCACAAATGGTATATGACCAATTTGATTCTGTATCGTAATAAAAGACAATACTTTTGTTTTGCAAATGATACTGTCTCTGATACTTGATTTACGTAATAACCATGATCCTGGGTTAGCTTTATTTAAAATATTAAGGGCTTTTGTACGAATTTCTGATGCTTCTGTTGTTTTTATTTCATTATGAATTACCCATTCTTCATGTGTTTTATATACAATTTTAGGTCCTTTTTCTACACTAAAATCATGAAGAACATTCGTATCTTCTAAAAATAAAAAAGATCGTAACATTAATTTTTCATCCGGGGTAATAGTTTGTTCTAAAAAGTTATTAAATAACGTTTTGATTTGACCAGACGCTGGCTCAAAATCAACACCAAATTTTTCTAATGTTTCATTGTATAATAATATACGTTGAATAAAACCAGGATTAATTGGTAAAGTTGTTTCGGGATCTATTGCAATTCTATTTTTAATAAATGTTGATACACATGAAGCTGTATCCCAATATTTCATAATTTTAGGAACTCGATCGACCATCCGTAAATAAGAGATATAATTTCTGCCATTAGGGCGAATATCTACCATACTTACCATGTCGGCTAAGGGTTCTTCGATAGTTGAATTTTGTTCTACTTTCTTTTTATGAATTGTAAAATAATTACTTGCCATTCTAACTTTTTTTACTTTTATTTTTTAGTATAAAATTTCAATTTTAGGATTATTTTTGACGGGCTGTCTATAATTATTCTCTAAAAAAATAAATAACCAGAATTTTTCTGTACATTTTAAAATCATGAAGATTTATATACTTTGGATCATATTCTGGTTCTTTTGGATTATCAGAAACAAAAATAATTTTATTTTTTGTCATTTTATTTTGTATATTTAATAAACTATTTGGAAGATATGTTGTTTCTTTTTCCCGTATAAAATATATATAACCATTTGGTTGTTTTGTTTTAATCCAATTTTCTATAATTACATTATCAAATACAACGCCATATGAGCATTGGTTTCCTTCGTATTTACCATCATTTACATCATCAATATAATACAAACCAAATTTTAAATTAATTAAACTTGATATAGGAGATGAAAAATAATCAACATGAATATTTTCATCATCTTTTTTATAACCATCTACAATATGAACATATCTACCTTTCATTTCATCAAAAAACAACTTGAATTCATCTTCATCTTCAAATAAAATAGGATATCCCCCTGTCCCACAAACAAATAATGTAATATTACGAATTGCTTCGCATACATCAGAAAAGTATGTTTTCATATCTTTAAAAAAATCTGTTAATTCTTTCCCATCCTTAAACTTAGATTTATTTTTTTCATAAAATTCATTATTTTTGATACAACATAATAAAAAACTAGACAAAATACTAGATGCCATTCCAGCGGAATGTCCAAAAAAACATATTTGATTACATTCTATAATATCTGATTTTATACCATCCAACATTTCTAAAAACATATCAAAACTAAATACATTTTGCCCTAAATTACTATCTGTTTGTCCATATGTGTTATAAAAATCATGGTAATCAAAATATCTTTCACCTGTACCAGAGCAAATAAATAATGTATTCAAATATCTATATACATGTATTGTTTTTGAACATCCAAATATATAACAGTTATAATTTCCTTTATATATAAATTCAACATCCTCTTCAATTGGATATGTTATAGATTTATAATCTTTACCATCACATGACTTGTATGATGTATTTAATGATGTTTCATCATTTTTTGGAAATGAACCTTTTACTATATTATTTTTTTTTAATCCATTTAATCCATGCAAATTAAGAGATAATGTTCGTGTCGTTAATCCAATATAATAACGAACTAATTTTTTATACATTGGAATTTCATGAAATGGTGTTGGATCATTATAATCTATAACGATACTTTCTGGTATAACTTTAGTCATTTATTTATTTAATGTTTTATTTTATTTAAATTTTTAACCATATTTTAATCGATAATTTCTAGCACAAACAGGACCATATCCAACGTCTATAGATTTTTTGTTTGTTAATGGAAGATTGCAAAAACAACAACGGCCTGTACGATGTCCATATGCGTGAGCCATTTTTTCAGGATTATGATTGAATGCTTGAAGTGCGTTCATTAACTGTTCTATAATAGGTTCAGGGATTTTCTTGGATGGTTGAAATTTTCCATCCAAGAAAATCCGTCCATACCAAATACTTTTTGATACAATGTTAATCGTACCAGGAAGTTGTGATTGTTCTCCAGCAATTGTAAGCGAATAAGTAGCATCATCTGTAACAATTTGTATACTAGGACTTTTTATTGTTTCTTTTGCATGATTTAACATCTCTACTATATTATTAAGTTTTATTTCGGCTTTACGTTGTTTTGGACTATGTTTTGGACTAACTTTGGGACTAACTTGTTTTTCCAATATATCCATAGCATGAAATATTTCATTTAATTCTTCTTCTGTAAATGTATATAGAATACGTTTAGGGCTAATACGTTTAGGACTTGCTTGTCGTCGATAACATGCCAATACACGATCATATTCAGGAGTATCTTTTTTAGCATATTTTACTCCTATGTCTTTACAACATTTATTCCATTTTTCTTTATCAAAAACAGACATACTATGTTTTTTATTAAGTTAAAAATAAAAAACACATACTATTATTACGTCTGCGTGTTCTTACGTTAGAGCTGGTAGTACAGTCTTATCATACAGATGCAAGCTAATCATCGGCTTACTATTCTGACAAACAATCCATTCTTTTCCTAATGGTATTTTGTGTGTTATAAATGGTGTTAATTTTGTAGTCTGTAATACTTTGCTAGAAAGAATAAACAAAGAACATTTACCATATAATACTTTTACATAATGATCATGATTATCTGTAAATCCTGATAAGCTGTAAACAGGCGGCCAACTGCATATTTCCAATTTAGAGTATTCTGATTCCCATATAATTCGTGATTTTGGTAATAATGATAATTTAACTGAATCCATCCAGTCCATTGATGTATATTTTTGAAACGTTTCTACAACAGAAATATTATGTTTTAGATTGGACACTAATTTATTAAATGTTATTGACATACTTTAGCGAGATTATTACGTTAGCGTTTTATTTATATTTTGTATTTAACTCTTATTATTTACTCTTTCAAAAATGCAACATACCTTTGTATTAAGTCTTTATTTGACATCAAGTCTTTTGGACCCTTTACGTCACCGGTATTTTTAAAGATGTCTTTAAATCTTTTCAATTCTGACACTGTATAATCTCCAATCATTTCTAATTGTTTATTAAATTCTATATCAGAACTACTTTCCCTATCATTTTCTAATATATGTTCTTTCAAACCATCTCTGTAAATCCGATCTTTTATTGACGTTGGTAAACACTTTGATAAATGTGATATGTAATCTTCTGCATCCTTTAGTATATTAAACTGTTTATATGCTTCATCAAGCTCTTTAATGTCTTCGTGAGATACTTCAATTAATACTTTATCATCAATCCGTTTACAACGGGCTAGTTCATCGTGTAATTTTACATATTCTTCATGATACAATTTTTTGAGTAATGGAGCAATTCCATTGTAAACAAGCGTTCGAAGAACAATCGCATTGGCATCTTCTTTTTCTTTGTTTTCATCATCGGTATAAACAAACTTATTACGTGATCGATCTTTACAAATATAAAGTGGTTGATCTTTTCCAGTTAAAAAATTTTTAATGGTCATATCAGCAAGTTCTTTTTGACTACCAGAAAGCAAGTTGTTAATATTAAAGTTTTTGAAAGATTCGCGGACGACTTCAGGGGTCATGTAATTTAACAAACCACAATAATTGTTAGTATTTGTAATCGTAATATTATTTGTTGTAGTAGTTGGCTTATTTTTTAGTTTATCAAGTTCATCTGACATCTCTTCGATTTTTTTATTTATTTGTTGAATACTATTTTCTGGTTGTTTACTAATATCTTTTTTGTCTTCTTTACATATATCTAAATGAGATAATAATCGTTGTTTTGATGAAAGAATTTTTTCACATTTAATACACTTATGTATTTCTTTAACTTTACATGGTTTTTCTTGATGACGTAACAAATTATACTTGTTACTATATTCTTTTTTACAATTATTACAAACGTTCATTTTATAATATATATTATTTTTTAAATTATCATTTTTTTAACATTTAAACATTTTTATTAAAAATTTAACAAAATAGTAGTGTAGTACTTAACCATAAAATATATGTTTTATTTTTATATAATTTTTATTCTTAAAAACAATCATAAATAATTAATTATCATTGTTTAAACATTGAATGTGTGTGTGTGAAAATAAAAAAGATTTATAAAAAGTTTGATAAGATTATAAAAAACGCTTTTTGTTACCAAAAATATTTTTTTGTAAAAAATTTAAAAATTGTTTTTCAACAATTTAACAAAACAATTGTTAAATTAATAATTATTTTTATATTTTTTAGTCATTAGTTATACTGTATTTTTTATCAATTTATCAACATTTTTAGTTGTTGATAAATTAAAAATTAAGATTATTCATTCTTTAAATTAGCTTAATCCATTAAAATCCATATAATCCATTTTTAATCAAAAATAAATACCCTATACAATGGTCTAATTCATCAAAAACATATTACAACATGGATTAAGATTAATATGATAATCCATGTTTTTATAGTGTACTTTAAAGGTAAAATCAATTGAGCAATATTAATTGCTACTCGAAGGTGTACCCATGTTTTACGATTTTAATTTTTTCCAACTGTCACAGATTGAATTAAGAGGTCGGCTGGGATCCCGACCTCGAAAGTACCAAAGGTTTGTTACATCACTTCTGTACGATAAATGAGTGTAAGTGGTTGAATGTCTATGATTCATTAACAACTACATTAAACGTACATTTGTAAAAATTATTAATTTTAATAATTTTTAACACCTAATTTAACGTATTTTTAGGTCATATTTTTTACGTAATTCTCGTACCTGATAAAGAGACAATTTGTACTTTTCCATTAATCCTGAAAGTTTTACCCCTTCTATACAATCTTTTTTAAACTCTTCTATATTAAATGTTTCTTCATCTATATGGTCATTTTTACCTTCGTTTAACAACTGTTTGAATTTTGTATTTTTTGGAACACCTTTTTGACCTTGATAAGGGCTTTTTATATCACCTTTTATATTATAATATCTATAAGGAGTTAGATTATATTTTTCCATAATTTTTTTTGATGATAATTTACCTTCTTCAATATCAATAATTATATTTTTAACATTACTTTCAGTCATCTTCTGTTTATTATAAATAGTTTTAAATTAATTTATAGAAATTAATTTTCATAAATATTTTAAATAAAATATTTTCATAATTATTTTTCTTACATCATATAAATGACAACATTTTTTCAAAAGCAGCTTGAAATGTTCCAAAATGCTAATACCCTTGAACACACGTTCTTTGTAGCCAAAGATACCATACATTCTAAAAAAGTTTTTGCTTCTTTTCCTAATCTTGCTACGTTTTTAGAATATTATGAAACTATCCCTCTAATAGATCGTCACTTTTATGAAATAATCCGTAAAGATTACCCTTTTTATGAATTTTTTGATCTAGATTTTGCTTTAGAACCAAACTCTATCTATACAAACGAAATGCTCTTTGACTGGTTTACAAATATTCGTACTGATTTTCTTCGTCTATCTGCTCCTATCGGCTCTCTCCTATTAAAACCTAATTGGATCATCTTAACTGCTTCTAACCATGCCAAACTCTCTCTCCATCTTATCAATACTAATGCAATTTTTACAAGTACTGATCTCTTTAAAAAATACTATGTCGAGTTTAGAAATTATTACAATTCTTTCTGTATTAATCATCCATTCTCAATCGATTGGTCTGTCTCTAGCAACAATCGAATGATGCGTATCATTGACTCTACCAAAATAAATAGTGATCGAGTTTTACGTATTTGGTCAGAATTTCATGGCAATACTAAAATATCAAAACGACAAACATTCATCACAAATGCCCACAATGATAAAGACTTATTTTATAAATGGATTACGGAAGATATGTTTAAAGAAGTCTCTTTAGTGGAAATAAAAACTAAAATCCCAAAAATAATAAAGGTAAATAACGAAGAATTAGATACACTTTTATCTATCCTGTCAAAAGATCGTTATGAATCTTATCAAGATTGGATCAGTGTCGGCATGGCTCTAAAAAATGATAATGAAAATAATCTTGATCTATGGAAAAAATGGTCTTCTCAATCTTCTAAATATGAAGAAAATGTTTGTGAAAAATATTGGGATAATTTTAAAACAAATTTTGTAAACCCTATGACATTGGGTACTATTCATTATTATGCTAAAAATGATAATCCCGAAAAATATAAACAATTTATAGGCGACATTTCAAAAGTTGTTATCGATTTTCCCTTTACATCTCAACTTTTTATCGATCACAAATTTATTCCAAATGACTTTTATAAAACACATTTTAACTCAAACATTGACGTAATTGCTCTTCGTTCAAATATGTTTACAGGTAAAACATTTGGTATGCCTACTCTTTTTTCAGACTATCAAAAAATTGTCGTTGTTTACCAACGCATCAGTCTCAATATCTCTATCCATGAAAAATGGAAACAATATGGTTTTGAACTATATTCAGACATTCAAGACTATATTATCCGTTCTGACAGTCATCCCAGAGTAATTATCCAAGTTGACTCGATTCACCGCTTACATGGAACATGTGATTTATTGATTCTTGATGAGATTGAAAGTGTTCACGAACATCTTTGTGGCACTAATATGAATATAAACCGAAATCAATGTTGGAAAACTCTCAGTAACTATATCAAATATACTCCCAAAATAATTTGCTGTGATGCTAATCTAAAAGATGAAACATGTGACTTGCTTTTTAGTTCTAAAAAGACTTTGAAAATTGAAAATAAATACAAGTCATTTACAGGTCTTAAATGTAAACTATATAATGTTGCCGAAAAAGTCATTGAAAAAATATTTCATCTTTTAGATAACGGTAAAAATATCGTTATTCCTACCAACAGTAAATCACGTGCTAAAAGGCTTGAAAAAATAATTATGAAAAAGTATAAACATATTTCTATTCTTCGTATTGATTCTGAAAACGGTTTTACACCTATAGAAGAATGGTCTAACTACAATATCGTCATTTATACACCTACAGTAACATCAGGTGTTTCCTTTGATAAAGAACACTTCCATTCATTATGTGGATTTTTTACCCGAAATTCAACCAGCTGTGAACAAACAGCTCAAATGATTTTTCGTGTTCGAAAATTAATCGATAATGATATTCATATCTATACCGATAATGACTGTAAAGAAATTTCAAAACCTATTGATGACATTAGTTTAACAAATTATATCAATAATATTATTCGTACGTCTCATCAAGCCCTATGTAATGATGGCATCGATATTGACCGATATAACATGAAAGCAACTGAAAATGTGTACTTTAAATTATATCGACTTTATTTGAAGAAAAATCACCTTTCTTTTACGTTTTTTCGATCATATTTATCTCAAATTTTAGAACAACACGGAATCACCATAAAGTATGATAATCAAGGTGTAGAAAATAATGTAAATCAAATTAAATTCGATATCAAAGAAGCATCTTTTGAAATTAAAAAAGAAGATGCCTTACAAATCGTTAATGCTATTCCTATTACATCAGAAGAATATGTAAAACTTTTAAACTCTAAGAGAGAGAAAAATATAGAAGAAATCTTTAGCATAAAGAGATATATGTTATGTATGACGTTTGATAAACCACCTAATATAGCATTAGATCTTGACTGGGTACATAACAATATTCATTACATGTGTTATAGACATTTCAAACTATATTCGACATTAGACAAAGAACAAGCAATCGAAAAATGTAATGAAACAATTTCTAGAACTATGAAAGAGAATATGAAAGAGAATTTGAAAGAGAAACGATTATTAAGAAAGGATTATTCTTCTAGTGAAAGTGATGTTGAGAGTGATAACGAAACAGAGAGAGCTTATCGTAAGAAATATATCAATAAAACAATTCAACAACATATACATTTTGATAAAACAAATCATAAAATACTTCATTGTTTACAGTTTATCTTTACAGCTGGTTTTAGTTCACTAAATGATGAACAAAAAATAAAGATTGACTATCATGCGTTACATAAATATTGTAAAGATAACGAAGCAGTTATGAGAGCTGTTTTTGGATCAAAAATAATGACTTGGAAAGATACAATAGATAGTAATGAAAAAAATGCATTATCTAAATTTATAAATCAAAAATTGGAGGCAATGTTAGGGATACGGATAACACCAACATATAAAGGTAGTAAGAACTTTGAAATTAACAAACTCTTTATTTTATAAAAGTCCTACTGTGTTTGTATAATATATAGATATATAAAAATTATACAAACACAGTAGGACTTTTTATCTAAAGTATCTTATGGGTTATTTTTACATACATTTGAATTATAAAGTTATTTACAGCTTTATAATTTTTAATATAATTAATCACTTTTTCAACATTTTTTGAACCATGTACATGGATATATTTAATTCTGTTGATATAAAAGAATTTGATTTACCTTCATCTTTTAATTTTCGTATTTTTTGGTCTAATGTAATATTATCCAATTCTTTCTTATCGTCTTTCTTATTGTGTATATTATTATGACAACCTTCACATAAAGGTAATAAATTGGATAGATGATTTTTATGCATATTTCCAATAAACCCATTTTTATCAGCAGTATGTTGTTCTTTGACATGATGAACCTCTTGAGCATTATTTACCTTACAAATACTGCACATGTCGACGAAAACTTCACTTGAATAACGAGATGTTTTAGTAGATACAATGGTTTGATGCATACCTAATTGTGATTGTCGGATTTGATTTGCTAACAATAAAAACTCACTAGGCATGTTTAAGCTTCTTGCAACCTCTAAACCATATAAAGAATTACATTTACCTTCTTTTAATTTACGATCATATGTCAATATGTTTGTATTTTCATCATAGTTAACAGAAATATGAAATACATTTAAATTTTTTAAAGCTTTAATCTGATCAATTTCTTGTACTTCGTGTAAATGACTAGCAAATATAAATGAACTTTCTCGTTGACTTAATGTAATGATACTAGCACTAACAATAGAAATTGACGATTGGCTTTCTGAAGTCGAACAAATTTCGTCGCCTATAATCAAAGAGTGTTTATCAGCATTTTTTAGAATAGTCCGAAGCTCCCCTATTTCATTTGTAAAACTAGATTGACCTTTAAACAAATTGTCACTGGTTGGTATTCTTGTAAAAATTTTCTTATATGATCCAAATTGAAAAAAACTAGCTGGAACAAACATACCGGCTTGGGCTAAAATAATATTAATTCCAATAGCTTTCATATAGCTAGATTTACCACTTGCGTTTATGCCGTATAAAAGCATGCTGTTTTCCCCATTCAACTCTACATCATTTGGAACAAACGCTTTATCTGTTTGATAAACCTCAATCAACGGATGCCGTACATCTTTGCCAGAGATAAAGGATTTTTCACTATCAGCCAATATTGTCGGTTTGCAATAGTTGAATTTTACCGCGTTTTTAGCAGCCGTTGAAAACACGTCATTATGTTTAATATAATCAACAACGTCTTTGATCATAGTCGAAAACGTCTGTAAAAAAGTAATATCTTCTTCAAACTTTGTTTTAATCATATTTCGTAATTCGCTGCGAGCATGGTTCAACTCTTTTTGACGTTTTTCCATGCCTTCAAAAGACAGTTTATACACCGTTTTATTAGATGCTGAAAGGGGCTGTGCCTCAAACACTGGAGCATTTTTGTTTTTACCAAACGTTGTCGTATACGTTTCAAAGCGTTTTTTGGTGATTATAATCTGATATTCTTCACGTTCACATGTCGTTTCCAACTTGAACTCGGTTGCGCCCACTAGTCCGTTAGCTCGGTCGACAATGTCTTTAAAGACGTTTTCTATACCAACGACTTTGCTATTTAATTCATCGATTTCGGGAACCACGCCACTTTTGTAAATATTGTCAACATTGGCTAAATTCCAACGCTTTTCGCAAAAGTCCAAAAATGCTTGTAAAGCTGTTTTAAAATGGTTTGATAGAAAGATGTGCAACTCCATAGTCAACTCTATCACACTTTGGAGACTCGACAACAATACTTCCATTTCTACGTGTTGAATAGACTGTAGCGAAACTCGCCGAAACAACCGTTCCACGTCCTTGACATTTGATAATTGTTTTGAGATGCTTTTATACATGTCGTTTTTCAAAAACGCTTCAATGGCATCATAGCGTTTTTGGATTTCAAGTGGGTCACACAATGGCTGCAACAAACATTCTTTGAAAAACCGTTTACCAATAGCTGTTTGACAGGTGTTTAACAAGTTTAATAAACAACCATTACCATCTCGGTCAGAACGTGGTAAAATGTCAAGATGGTAACACACGTTATTGGTGAGTTGTAAATACTGTGTTTCCACAATAATTTTTGGTTTATAAAGCTTTTCAATGATTTTTTCATTGTGTTGATAGGCAAAATCGAGTAGATAACAAAAACAAACTACATCATTGGGATCTCGTTCGAGATCGATGTATTCAATGGGTGAGAGCAAGCCACATGATACACCAAAAACTTTGCGTAATAATGTGTTTTGATAAGCGATCTTTTGAAAAGGCGCTGTGCTTTCGACTTTTTTGATACAAATTGGCAAATAATCAAACTGGTTTACAATACCATTGTAATCGCCGTCGTACACGATTAACAGTTCACGGGGACAATAGGTGGTAAGAACGCGAAGGGCTTCTTGTAAGAGGATTTTAGCGTCTTGCGTTTCGTCGACTTTGTACACAAATGTTTCACCGGTAGTCAGGTCCATGAAACTGATAGAAAGACACAAAAAGTCTCCGAATTTGGTAGAGCCTTTTGTAAAGTAAAAACACATTAAAAAATTAGCATCAAACGTTTGATTGTAATCTAAGGAAGTTCCGGGACTGATAACTTGTGTTACCTTTCGGTCGGGGTTTGGCGGTGATGTAACCTGTTCTACTAGCACGATTGTGTAGTTTTCTTTTAAAAGCATGTCAATATATTTTTTGAGCGATACACACGGAATACCAGCCAAATATGGGTTGGACTTGGTGCATTCAGGAATCGACTTATTTTTACGGGTCATTTGGATGTTTAAAATAGAGCAAATTTCCGACAAGTTTGGACCTTCTTTGGTGTGGTCATTTTCAACGCTGTATAATTCAAAAAAACTACCGACTTGACAGAGGACGATTGTCTTTTCTCCATACAATTTTAAATATTTATTATGATAACCTATATACTGGTCATAAATTGACATTTTAATTTTAAAACTTTCTTAATTATAAGTTTTAGTTTTTAAATATATAATTAAAATTTTGAAACTTGAATAAGGATTAATTTTTTATTTATTTTATTTATTTTATTATAAATGGACTTTCGAAATAAAAAATTTACAAAAGAAGAGATTAAAGAATACAAAGACAAAGATTCTTTTGCTGGCGCCGATCTTACACGAGCAGATCTTAGAGAAGCAAATCTTACAGGAGCAGATCTTAGAGAAGCAAATTTTACAAAAGCAAATCTTTCAGGAGCAAATCTTTTAGGAGCAAATCTTAGAGACGCAAATCTTTCAGATGCAAATCTTACAGAAGCAAATTTTACAAAAGCAAATCTTAAAGACGCAAATCTTATAAGAGGTAATTTTACAAAATCAAATCTTTCAGGAGCAAATCTTAACGGAGCAGTTCTTACAAAAACAAAACTTAACGAAGCAGATCTTTCAGGAGCAAATTTTACAGGAGCAGCTCTTAACAAAGCAGATTTTACAGGAGCAGATCTTTCAGGAGTAATATCAGAAAGACTTAATGGGACACCATTATACTTACCAAAAGGATGGAAATTGATAGATGGCTGCTTACAAGTAAACACACGAAATAATTTAATGGAAAAATTAAAAAAATTTAATACTAATAATGATCGTACTCACAAAACAGTACCAGAAGTAAAACAAGAAGTAACACAACAATCAACTTGTTTTGATGTAGGACAACAAGATTATTATAATATTAATAATTTTTTATTAGGCAAGTTAGAGGATGATACGACTGAGACTACGACTGAGACAGATATTTCAAGACGTCTTGTATTTTTTGTAGGACAAAACAGAGATAATCTCAAACCTTTTTGTTACGATCTTGAAAACTTATTAAATGACTTGAATGCTTCCATTTATACTACAGATTGTACTAGATATCCAACTCCAGACGGGAGCAGACTGCCCCGACTTGCTAACCCATTGTTTAAATTAAGTTTTGAATACACAGTCTATGTCTATCTTTCAGATATGATTGATGTGTTGACCAATACGAACAAACGTGTATTTGTCATTTTACCCAGATTAAAAGACGATGGTACACGTACACAAGAGGAAATAGAGAAAACAGGGTCGTATAATGCTTTTTTTGTACCTGATCCTAATTATGTGAGTGCTGATCATTGTCAAGATGGAACAAATAAAAAAGTATACAATATTTATGCGTGTGAAGGAAGAGATGGAGAACCATGTTATCCAGTAGAGCACGTGTAAGTGGGTGTGAAACTCTTCACAAATTTTCTACACAAATTTATATAAATTTACAAAAAGTTGTTTACTTTTTGTAAATTGTTTACTTTTTATTTGTTTACTTTTTAGTTGTTTACTTTTTTATTTGTTTCTACTTGTTTTTGGTACCGCTTTTATGAAAAAGCGGTAAACCACGCTTTAATATCACTTGCTTTTTTCTGGTCACGAAGCTCGAAAAATTCGTCGTTAGACGTTCCACCGTGCTCCATAAATTTCATGATAAACATCAAATCATTGAAAGAAAATTCCGTTAAGCGTGTTTGACACTCTTCGACGGTTTTACAATCGTCTAAACTAGGATAAACTTCAACATCAACGTTGTTCATTTTCTGAAGTAAGCCTCTTGCCAAATAGATTTCATTGTCAATCCATGCAGCGCCTTCTTTGTTTTCATCCCAAATACATTCTTCATCCCAGCAATCTGATGAACGAATATGATTGACAATTTTTTCAGCAAGATATTCGTTTGACATAAAAACCATAACTTTTTTATCACTTTTTTATCTTTAAATTTTATCTATAAAATTTCAATTTTACAAGAGGTTGTTTACCTCTTGTAAAGGTTTTTATGTTTTTTCTACTATTTTTGTTTATTTGTTTATTGTTTATTGTTTATTTTATAGAGATCTCAAAATATCCTCCGTGAATTGATCGCGGATTTAATTTCATAATGTCATGTGAGCCATTTTTCATACTAATAATTTTAATGTCATCGTCATCGCACTCAATACGACGATCTTCCATGTCAACCCAATCACCAGGCTCGAGAAAGCGTGGAGTCGAATCATATGGTGGTATATTTGGATCATCTGAAGCCGCCAAAGGTGATGCAATATTAGTAGAAGTGGGTGGACCCAAAACCAAGTGGCAACTATTCCACGTAGATTTGTCTTGTAAAGCATGTAATACATCATACACGGTTGTATTTGCGGTTGTATCAAGGATGATACACTTTTGCATAGACTTTGAATTTATATCAATGATGATTGAGTCTGCTTTGACACTAACACTTGCTTTGCAGATGTTTACAAAAGATGGATACAAATTACGATGAACAGTGACTTGAAATGAAGTCAAAGAGTTAGAGTTAGTCAAAGGTGGTAATGAAAGCAGTGTAGAAGAAATATCAGGTTTATTGGACGACAAATCCTCAGGCAACCACTCAGGCAACCAAGTAGCAGATGCTTCCAATTTAGGTGGACCTAAACCCCATGCAGGAATACATTCAATTGCTTCAGGAAGTAGTAATGGAGAAATGTGAGTATCAACCAAACTAGTCATGTTTGTTTGTTTTTGTCTATTTTTTGTCTAAAAAAAATCAATTTTACAAGAGGCGTTTTTACCTCTTGTAAGGGTTTTACTTCTTACAACGCTTTACAACGTTTTAGTTGCTGTTTTTCAAAGACGATGCGATAGCATCCATTACATCATTTTTTGAAGCATAAACGTTTTCTGTACCATTCGAAATAACCATCCAGCCTTGTCCAGCTTTATTTGAAAACATGAAATAGATTTTTTTATTTTGTAACGAATAATCGATGAAAAATTTGGTATGTTTGTCAAATTCGGAAAAATGCATTGGAAAATTTATATTGTTTTTTTTGAGCTCTTTGCCAAGCATTTCTTCACGTTTTTCCATTTCTTTTTTCTTATCATTTTTGATATCATTTTTGTTATCATTTTTAGCTTTGATCATAATCATGTCGGTATAACACGTGTAAATGTAAATCGAGTCCATTTTAATATTCTTTATTGTTTATTTTTTCACTAAAATTTTTCCACTAAAAAATCAATTTTATGACAGGTGAAAATACCTAATGAAAATACCTAATGAAAAGGCTAGCAACAGTTGAAGTGTTTATTGTACATTACAGAACAAAAAATATTTTCTAATTGTTATTTAAAAACATAGTCTGTAATACAGAACAACTGTTTATTTCTACTTTTTATTATGTCCATCGATGACCAACACGTTACTAATAAAAAAGCAACTGAATTACTTCAAATTACCCCTAAAACTCTTAGGATCTGGGATAAAGAAGGTAAAATACGTACTTTTAGAACTCCATCCGGACAACGAAGATACAATCTTACGGATATTCAAAACATTATGGGTCGGAATCCTTCTCATGATCAAAAAGAAAAAATCTGTTACAGTAGAGTGTCTTCCTCAAAGCAAGTGGATGACCTTACTCGACAAACAGCTTTTTTCCAATCCAAATTCCCTAATCACATCATGGTTACAGATGTCGGTTCTGGAATTAATTGGAAAAGAAAAGGTTTTAAAACCATTCTGGACAAAGCAATGCACCATACTATCTCAGAAGTTGTGGTTGCCCATCGAGACCGATTATGTCGTTTCGCATTCGAACTTCTGGAATGGATCTTCCATCAAAATGGAGTTAAACTCGTGGTTCTCGATCAAGAAAATGAACAATCCACTGAACAAGAACTCTCTGATGACATCCTCTCCATTATTCACATCTATTCCTGTAGAAAAATGGGAAAAAGACGTTATAAGAACAAGGAAAATACGTCTTTATCCAACCAATGAACAACAAAAAATAATGAAAGGGTGGATGTCCACACGAAGATACGTTTATAATAAAGTATTAGCTCATATTAAAAAAGACAAAGAAAAAATTACATTTTTTGATCTACGAAATAAATATGTTACTGCTAAAAATAATCCTAATGTAGAAGTTTGGGAAACTGAAACTCCAAAAGATATCCGTGCTGGCGCAGTAAGTGATGTTGTAAATAACTATAAAACATCCTTTTCATTACTAAAAAATAGACAAATATCAGGATTTAACATGAGATTTCAATCTAAAAAAATAAAAGAACCAAGTATTGAAATTCCTTTATCCGCTGTTAAAGCAACAATTGAAAAAGTTAAACGAACAAAGGAAGAAATAGAAATTGTACAAGCTAAAATAGCTGAAAATAAAAAAGCAAGTGAAATAAAAACAAAAGTAAAGATCACTAAAAAAGATGGAGGTATTTTTATTTACAAAGATATCATGAAAACTAAAATAAAAATAAGCAAAAGACAACTTAAAAAAGATATAATAATCGAAAATGATTGTAGATTACAATTAAAAAATAACCAATGGTTTTTAGTAGCACCAATAAATGTAAAAGAAGAAAATATAGAACAAAAGAAAGAATATTGTGCGTTAGATCCTGGTAGTCGTTCATTTCAAACAATTTATTCTGAAACATCAGTAGAACAAATAAAAATAAATAAAGAAATAATTAAAAAACTTCAGGTAAAATTAGATCATTTTAAGTCATTAAGAGATAAGAAATTAATACAAAAACAATCATTTAAAAATAGAGAACGACGTATTTATATAAAAATAAATAATTTAATGGATGAATTACATCATAAAACGATTAATTATATAACCAAAGAATATAAATCAGTTATTATTCCATCATTCGAGAGCCAAGATATGGTAAAGAATAGTAACAATAGATACCTAAACCGAAGTTTATTGCAATTAAAACATTATCAGTTTCAACAACGTTTAAAGAGCAAATGTGAGATAAGAGGATGTAGAATGGAGATTTGTACAGAAGAATATACATCAAAAACATGTGGGCGATGTGGAGAGTTAAATGATGTAAAAGCGTTAGATGTATATAGTTGTAATAAATGCAAATTGGTAATAGATAGAGATGTAAATGGTGCAAGAAACATTTATATCAAAGTATTAAACAATAGAAAATAGAAAACTATTTTTTCCCGTGGAGCTAAACACGGGTTAGGAGTATTGAATAAAAAAGAGCTTTAATGTTCATTTTTGTTCAATGACTAATGTAGCGGTCTAATAAAATTTTTTTATGCACGATAAATTAATTTTTACAAGAGGTTTTTACCTCTTGTAAGTGTTTTTTACCTCTTGAAGAGGTTTTTTTATACGATTTTAGATCTTTACGAGGGTCCCTTCCCCCGCTAAACGGAGGTGATTTAAACTTTTAGAGTATAATAAAGCACCACACCATTACTATTTGTAATAGCGTTAAATGCTTCTTTTTTTGTGTTGTATTTTTGTTGTAATCCATTTGAAATCACGATGTATTCACGTTCAATTTGTTGAATTTTTTTGACAAATAAAAAATTAATCATTTTATTAGTCAACGATTCTTCCACAAAAAAGTTGATATGTTTCTCAAATTCGTTTTCCTGTAACGGAAATTGTATGTTTAAATTTAACAGTTTTTTGTGAACAAGTTGATCACGCATTTTTTGTTTTTTATTGGTTTCTTCCATCTTTGTATCCACATTATTTTTTTCCATCAATAAATCGGTGTAAATGGTATACATGTAAAAATTCGTCATACGTAGCGGCGTTAATTGTGTAGCGTTAATTATTTGTGTAAAATTTTATGTGTAAAATTTCAATTTTATAAGAGGTTGTTCTCTCTTATAAGGTTCTCTTTTCATTTCTTTCATTTTTGTAACTCTTTTTCCCATTTTTCCCATTCAATCAAAATGTCAATAATGTGACCTGTCTTGTACATCTCGACAAATTCATCACGCCAAATTTGATCAAGTTGTTTTTTGTATATGGTATGCATATGTTCCCATTTTCCACTTGGAATGTTTTGCTCAACAATATGAAGTTCTTTCATTTTTTCAGAGAGAATGTTGCAGAAAATATCAAACGTTTCATCGTCCATCGTTTCACTGGTCATTTGTTTATTTTTTACTTTTTGTCTTTATCTTTATCTTTATAATCAATTTTATAGGAATTTTACAGCTTTTTTGGTTGTAGTAGTGTACCTAATTCATTTATAAACTCACTATTACTTTCAGTTATCAATAAAATTACAACCCAATCTTTCCATATCATTGGATAATTTTGAATGTTCAGACCCATAAATATCAATATTTTCTTTTTGTTTGGTAATGGTACTTTCCATTTTATCAAACATTTCTTTAGATACCATTTTCACTGGCACTTTTATCTTTTCACATAAAAAACGTGCTTCGGAATCTTCTTTCAAGTTTCCATTTGAATCAAGGATTTTGAATTTTTTTCTACTCTTATCCGAACAACAAATCATTAGTTTATCATCTGG